CCATATCCAAACGCTTTCGACGCAACAGATGCCACCTCGGACTACGAGTTAGTGGAATCAGGCGACTACAGTTTGGGCCAAATCCCGCTGGTCACAACATATTCCGGCAAAGTAGACACCCTTACAAGTAAGCCGCCCTTACTTGACATTGCATATTTAAACCTGGCCCATTTCCAGCGCCAAGCCGACCTAATCCACAGCCTACACATCGCAAGCCAGCCAATTCTTGTCCTTGAAGGCTGGGACGACCAATCCAAAGACGTAGCCACCAGCGTCAATTACGCCATGGCAACCCAACCTGGCAACACAGTTTATTACGTCGAACCAGCTGCAAACGCATTTGAAGCACAGTCCAACGAAATCCGCGAGCTACAAATGCAGATGGCCACCCTTGGAATCAGCACATTAAGCCAACAGAAGTTTGTTGCCGAATCTGCCGACGCACGCCGCCTGGACCGTGTCGATACAAATTCAATGCTGTCGATGGTATCTTTGGACCTGGAACAAGCCCTACAAAAAGCGTTTAATTTAGCCGCCGACTATGTAGGAATCGCACCACCCGAAGTAAAGATCAGCCGCGATTTCGACATTGACCGTTTAATCGGGCAAGACGTAACCGCGCTGACGGCATTGTTCGAGCAAAATGTCCTGGGGCGCGACGAATTTCGTCAAATCCTTGTCCAAGGTGAAATCCTTCCCAGCGCTAGTGAGCAACAGCAGGCTGGTACTGAAACTGAGGACAGTGAGTCCGACCCAACTGAGGAATAAACGCCGAGGCATAGTCTCTTGTAAACTACATAAGTAGACTAAACGAGTACATGGAGTATGCCTACATGGGTAAGTCCTTAGAAAAAGTTACTAAGCCCGACGGTTCCGAAGTATGGGAACTCGTCGAGCTACGCGAACCGCAGCCTGAACCCGAGGTATGCAAAGCTGTTCGTAAACGCAAGCCCTCAAAGCCTGCGGAAGAAACCCCTACCACCACTTTTGACTTCTGACTATGGAAGAGCACGTCATCCAGGAAACGCCCGTGGCGAATCCTGACCAGCCCGTGGCTGCAGCCGACACCGCTCCACAGCAACCAGACCCTGCACTTGCTGTAAAAGCCGAATACGAGACCCAGCTTGCCGCCTTAAAACAGCAAGCAACTGAAGCCGAGGAACGTTTCCAAGGCATCAAATCCAAGCTGGACGAGGTCTACAAAAAGCAGGACGACCAGCGCAAACAAACGCTGGAAGACCAAGGCCAATGGAAAGACCTTTGGGAGGAAGCTAATAAAAGCGCCCAAGAAAAAGACGTACAGATTGGTGCGTTGGAACGCCAGCTGGCAGACATGAAAGTTTCCAATGAGGAGGCTTCCATGCGTACCAGTGCTTTATCAGCAATCAGCCGAGCTGGTGCGATCAACGCCGAGCAAATGCTGCAGCTGGTACAAAACAATCTCCACAAAAAAGACAACGGCGACGTTGTAATTTTGGACAAAGGTGTCGAACAAGATATTACTAACTACCTAGGCAATTTAAAGAATCCCGGTTCAGGTTTTGAGCACCACTTCAAGCCCAGCAGCGCCGCTGGCATGGGAGCCAAGCCCACACCAAACTCAGTTATTGCCCCTGGAATGCCTAATCCATTTAAGGCCGGTAGTATTAACATAACGAGACAAATGCAATTAAAAGCAGAGGAGCCCGAACTTGCAGCTGTGCTGGAAAGGGAAGCTTCTTTGTAGCCCCGGTGGGGCTTGTCTCACCAAGTCCGTGGCTTGGACCCCGCACACCTTTAACGTTGGTTTTCTAAGATGGCCGCACCATTTCAGAATTATTCCGGCGGTGTCCTTCTCGCGGACATCGTAAAGAGGAATAATCTCAGCACCTATGTGTCTGAGGCAGTAAAAGAGCGCAGCTTGTTCATCAAGTCTGGCGCTGTTGTCCGCAACCCATTGCTGGATGCCCGCGAAGGCGGCACCCGCATCCAAGTCCCTGAGTTCAATCCAGTATCTCCAACTGAGGAGATCATGGACGGTACAGCTACGTGGGGCACAAGCACCGCTGGCTACCTGACTCCACAGAAGATTGGCACGGGCACCCAGATCGCGTCTATCTGCCATCGCGGTTTCGCGTATGCAGTGGACGACGTTGCAATGTTGGCAGCGGGCGAAGACCCAATGCTTCACATCCGCAACCAGCTTGCCGATGCAATCAACAAGTTGAACAGCGCACGTCTGTTCTCGCAGCTTGCCGGTTTGTTTGGCACAGCATTGTCTGCCCATTCATTGGACAAGGCAGTTGCTGCAACTAGCGGACAAACCGAAACCAACTTCTTGACCGCAGCCAATTTGGCTGAGGCCCGCGCTGCCCTTGGCGAGCGTGGCGATGAGTTGGACACCTTGATTGTCCACCCATCCGTTGGTTTCTACCTGTATCAGGTTGGCCTTCTTACCTTCAGCACCTCTGCACTGGCCGCTGCTGGCGCAGTGACCTGGGGCGGTGGCGGCGTCGGCGTTGGAGCACGCTCCATCGGCGAGTTTGCAGGCTGCAACGTGATCATGGATCCACAGGTCAACACTGTGATCCCTGGAACGTCAGGCGACGTCAAGGAGTTCCGCTGCTACCTGATGAAGGGTGGTTCAGTTCTGGAAGGCGTCCAGCAGGATCTGCGCATTGAAGCAGACCGCAACGTGCTCTCGAAGCAGGACGTACTTTCTGTGGACTACCACACCGCCTATCACGTGATGGGCACCAAGTGGACGAGTGCTGGTGACAACCCCACCAACGGCACGCTGGCCACTGCTGGCAACTGGTCAGCCACCTACGACACCGACCTGATCCCAATGGTCGAGCTGATCGTCAACAGCCCACTGGACACCAGCGCAATCGCCTGATACGTCCAGCAAAAGCTGATACTGCCCCGCTTCGGCGGGGTTTTTTATTGGGCTAAAATCAAAGAAAGTATTCCTGCAGTCCTGTGGCCGCAACAATCGATGCCACATTAAAGGGCGAAAACTCCAACAGCTATGTAACGCTGGCGGAAGCAAACGCCTATTTCGAGACCGTCCCAAGTTCTTCAACCTGGGACGATAAAACTGACGACCAAAAGAACCGCTCCATCATCAGCGCAACCCGCTGGATCGACGTACTTAACTTTTACGGCGACCGTTGCAGTAATGGCCAAGCCCTGAGCTGGCCGCGCAACAACTACCACGTTGACCGGGTGGAACTTACATGTTCCGTCATCCCAGCAGACATCAAATACGCCACCTATGAGCTGGCGCGTGCGTTAGCAAATGACACCGATGCCGTCACTGGTAACACCGGAACCGAAGGTTTGTATGAAGAAGTCGAGCTAGGCGAACTAAAGGTGAAGTACAACACAGATAGCCAGGCAACTGGATCTGTGAACAACATTTTTGATGTCTACCCGTGGTTGCAGTCTTACCTTGGAGCCTTCACCCTGGGCGGCTCTGGGGGTTATCAAGTGCGCGTTGTTAGAGGATGAAATGTCAAGAATAGACGACACCTTTTCACCGATTCCAGCCCAGATCTTTAACGACTGGGGGCAGGACATCACGTACATCAAGACCACTACACCCCGCGCCTACGACCCAACCACAGGGGCTGTGACTGGAGCGGACACCAACGTCACAGTAAGGGGCATTATCAGCCGCCTGACGCCCCGCGAATCCGAGGGCTTGTATCAAAGCACGGACGTAAAGATCTTGATTGGTACGGCAGAACTTGGCGATTATTACCCAACAGAGGCCGACCGTGTGCAATATCCGCAGGCAGGCGAAACCCGCGAAGCCAAGATTATCAACATCTTGACCTATCGTGGTGACAAGCCTGTGTACCACACCCTTATCGTGAGGCCACAGTAATGGCTAAAGGTTTTGGGATAGGCAAACAACTAGACCGCGACGTTTCATCGGCTCTTTTAATCGGTGCCATTAAAGCTGCGGAGCTCACAGTAGACGAGTTACAAGAGGAAGGCCCTAGTTGGACAGGCCGTTTCTCTAATTCTTGGCAAATTCAAGGCCCGCAAGGACAGCAAGTTAAGGGTGACGGTGGTCCAGGAGATGCCCGACCACTCAGATTTCGTGAAGGTCCGTTTACTGGACCGCAAGCAGCAGCAACGCTTTTAAGGACCAAAGTAACTACGGATAAAGTTGTATTTACTATTT